TGGGCAACGGACGGAGCGCCAAAAGAAAAGGCAGCCAAGCCACCAAGTAACAAGGCCCACAAGGCCGCGCCGGAGAACAAATGAGCTTCGTCCAATTGGCAGAGGCCAAGCTGCACCTGCGCGTTGACGGCACCGATGAAGACGCCCTGATTGGTTTCTACATCACCGCAGCCGAACAAATGGCAATTGCGTTGCTGGATCGTGGCGTGTACGCTGACGGCACGGCACTGGGCGTGGCGCGGGCGGCGGCACCGGCAGAACTGACAGCGGCCACAGTCACCTACACCGCAGCCATCGCAGCCGCGCAAGCCCTGGCAGACACCACAGAGCAGGCCGCCGCCACCCAGGCCGCAGAGTACGCCTACCTGCGCGCCCAAGTGGCCTACCGGAAGGCCATGGATGGCATCGTGGTGAACGACACCATAAAATCCGCCGTGCTGCTGATCGTCGGGCACCTGTATGCGCACCGTGAAGACGTGCTGTCGGGTGTGTCTGTTGCCAAGCTGCCCAACGGGGCCGAATGGCTGCTGGCGCCGTACAAGGTGTACGCCTGATGCAAGCCGGTCGCCTCAATCGCCGCTGCGTCATTCAGCAGCCCGGAACCGTGCAGGACGAACTGGGCCAGCCCATCCCCGGCTGGACGGACGTTGCCCTGGTATGGGCCAGCATCCGGCACCTGTCGGGCGTAGAGGCCATCAAGGCCGATGCAACGGTATCGACTGTGAAGGCATCGATCCGCATCCGCTGGCGCCCCGGGCTGAATGCCGGAATGCGCGTGGTGCATGACGCGCAGGTGTACAGCATCGAGGCCGTGATGCCCGATGCGGGCGGGCGTGAGTTTGTGGATCTTGTCGCGGAAGTGGTGGCTTAAATGGGCATGGCCATCCGCATGAACATCGGGCAGTTCAAGCAGCAGCTGCGCGCCGAGGTGGACAAGCTCCACGCAGCCACCCGGCCCGCGGCGCAAGCGGGGGCGCAAATCATCTATGAGCGCGCCCGCATCAATGCGCCGGTCTCCGACGAGATGCACTACTTCCACATTCGCGGCAAGAAATACGGCCCGTATGCGCCGGGGAACTTGCGTGACAGCGTGTACCAGGTTTTCAGCAAGTCCAACAGCTACAAAGACGTGAGCACCTACCACATCAGCTGGAACAAGGACAAAGCTCCTTATGGATACGTCTATGAGTGGGGCAACAGCAAGCGCGGGGCGAAGTCGTTCATCGCCCGATCGGTGATTGAAACCCGCGCCCAGGTGCGCGAAGCCATCAAGGCCCGCTACATCGAAGAGGTGAACAAATGATGGAAGCCGACCTGAACACGCTGCTCAAAGCCATCTGCCCGCGCGTGTTCCCGGACGTGGCGCCATCTGGCACGGCCCGGCCATTTATGACCTGGCAGGCGCTTGGAGGCGAGTCGCTGCGGTTCGTGGACAACACCGCACCCGACAAGCGCAACACCTATATGCAGGTCAGCGTCTACAGCACCACTCGTGCCGAGTCACTGTCCCTCATCCGATCTGCAGAAGCCGCCCTTTGCGCGCACCCGACGCTCATCGTGAAGCCACAGGGCGAGCCCATCTCGACCTACGAAGACGACACCCAACTTTACGGCGCCATCCAGCGCTTTTCGATCTGGGCAGCCAGATAACCAATTAGGCGCAAGCCGCCCCCCGCAAGGCCCTTCCGAAGCAATTCGGCGGGGCCTTTTTGCATGCCCCCCGTGGGCGTAACCAGCCGCAGCGATGCGGTTTTTTTTTCGTCCATCGACACCAGAAAGGCCCTCACCATGGCTCAAGTCCCAACGGGTACAACGATTTTCGTTGCCTCTGTCTTCGCATCCGCTCTGAGCTTCAGCGCGGCCAGCAACGCATCTGAGTGCGTTCTCACCATGGCCAGCACGACCGGCCTTGCCAACGGCGACTTCGTCGAAGTCTCCAGCGGCTGGGGTCGTCTGCACCTGCGTGCAGCCCGCATCAAGAGCGTGGTGCTGAACACCTCGATCACGCTGGAAGGCATGGACACCACGTCCACCACCTTCTTCCCTGTTGGCGCTGGTGCTGGCACGGTCCGCAAGGCTTCGACCTGGCAGCAGATCACCATGATCACGGCCGTCTCCAGCAACGGCGGCGACCCCGTGACCGTGGACTACAAGTACCTGGAATCGGACGTTCGCTACAAGATGAACGACGGCTTCAACGGCACTGGCTACACGCTGACCATGGATTCTGACGCCATCAGCACTCCTGGCTACACGTCGCTCAGGAACCTGACCGACGTGCAGACAAACACGATCCTGCGTGTTGTGACCCGCTCCGGCCAGATCCAGCTGATCCCCGGCACCGTGGCTCTGAACGAGTCCGTGCAGATGAATGACGGCCAGATCAACACCGTCACGGCCTCCATCTCTGGCAACAACCGCACCACGCGCTACGCCTCCTGATCCCCGGCGCAAGCCACCCCAGCACCTACCCGGCTCGTTTCGTCCTTCGCAGGGCGGGCGGGCTGGGCAAGGGCATTTTTCTCTGCGAAAGACCCCACACCATGGCATCCAAAATCAAGCTGGGCAACCGCCCCAAGAACTTCAAGAAGATCGTCACGTTCGACATGCTGGAGGGCGGCAAAGGCTCCATCGAATGCGTCTACAAGTACCGCACCCGCGCGGAGTTCGGCGTCTTCATTGACGAACTGATGGAAGCCGCTGGTGCCAAGGAAAAGCCAGACGGCGAAAAGTTCTCGATGGCCGAGCTGATGGATCGCACTGCTGGCGCCAATGCCGACTACATCCTCGCGGTTCTGGAAGGCTGGAACCTGGACGAAGAACTGACCAAGAAAAACGCCCAGCAGCTGGCAGACGAACTGCCCGCCGCTGCCGCCGCCATCATGGAGTCGTACCGAACGGCTTGCATCGAAGGCCGACTGGGAAACTGACCGAGGCCGCCCGCGCGGCCTACTTCGAGGAAAAGGACGGGGCGGTATTCACCGCCGCCGACTACGGCCTCGACGCTGTGGAGGTATGGCCCGAGAACTGGCCTGCCTGGTCTCTGTTCTGTCAGATTTCGACGCAGTGGCGCATTGGCATGGGCGGCCATACAGGGCTGGACTACGGCGCCATCTATCCCCTGCTTGACCGTATCGCAGCAGACCCAGCCGAATGGATGGAGCTGTTCGAAGACCTGCAGATCCTGGAGCGCACGGCGCTCAAGCAAATGAGCGAGAACCGCTCCGACAAATAGCCACCTCCGGGTGGCTTTTCTATTTCCTGGCTCGCTTCGGCGGGCATTTTTCATTTGGGCTCTCATGGACGATCTAAACATCCAGGCTGGTGTCACCGTCAATGCGGAGCAGGCCGAGCGCGCTTTTACAAACTTGGGCGACAAAGCCCAAAAGATGGCCAACGAGGTCACCAAGGCGGCGGACAAGGCGGGCAAGGCCACCGATGGGATGGGCGACGGCGCGGAGAAGGGCGCTGACAAGTTCACGCGCGCCGAATCTCGGATGCGCAGCGCGATTCAGAAGTCAACCCGCGAACTGGAGATGCTGGGGAAAACCGCGTCTCAAAAGTTCGAGGCGCAGCTGGAGTTCAAGGGGCTGGACAAGGCCAAGTTTCAGCCGTTCCTTGCTGAGCTTCGCAAGACCGAGGAAGCGGCAGCGAAGGCGCAGGCTGGCGTCAGTGGCATCGGGGATGCTGCCAAAGTCGCAGGCTCCATGATGGCCGCTGCATTCTCTGGGGCGGCGCTCTTGGGCGTTGTCGGGAAAGTCGTGTCGGTTCAGCGCGAATTCGACGTGCTGAACTCCAGCCTGAAAACCGTCACCGGCAGCAGCGCAGCCGCAGAGCGGGAAATGGCGTGGCTGAAAGACTTCGCCAAAGAAACGCCGTTCGGGCTGGCGCAGGCCACGCAGGGCTTCGTGAAGATGAAGGCGCTGGGCCTTGACCCGACACGCGCCGCGCTCACCAGCTTCGGCAACACGGCTTCGGCCATGGGCAAAGACCTGAACCAGATGATCGAGGCCGTGGCCGATGCTTCGACCGGTGAATTTGAGCGTCTGAAAGAGTTCGGCGTCAAGGCGAAGAAAGAGGGCGACAACGTGTCGCTCACTTTCCAGGGGGTTACGACCACCATCAAGAACAGCGCTGCGGAAATCACCGCCTACCTTGAGAAGATCGGAAACAACCAGTTCGGCGGCGCCATGGAAGAGCGCGCCAAGACGCTAGACGGCACCATCGCGGCGCTGGGCGATACTTGGGACGAGTTGTTCCGCACGATCAGCTCCAACAACGTCGGCTCGCTGATCTTTGACAGCATCACGCTTGCCAACGGTGTTTTGGAAGACGCCACGACCATCGTGAGTGCTTTCGGTGGCGCATCGGCAGATGCCGCACGCAACACGGGCGCGCTAACCGCGTCACAGGGTGCTATCGCTACCTTCTTTGAGACGGTAGCTGT